TGCAGCGTTTGATCCTCCACCACCAACAAATGTTACTTGTGGAAACTGATATCCAACTCCACCACCAATAACATTAACGGCAGTTACAGATCCATTAGTAATTTCTGCAGTATATTGACCCGCTTCTAAAGGACCACTGCCAGTATCAGTTACACTAACAATAGGAGCAGCAGTATAACCACTTCCACCATTAGTCACTGCGATAGTTGCAATAGATCCACCAAGAGATGTTTTGTTTGGTGCCTGAGCTACATCAACAACAGTTAGTTTGTCTCCAGAAATAAATGGATGTGCAATATTGATAGTCTCACTACCTACACTGAAGTTACCAGCTGCAATAGTTAGTTCAATTGGTAATGTTGGATATCCATTCACAGTACCCAAGTCTGTAGTATATCCAGATCCACCACCAATTCCAGTGGCTACTGTTCCCAACTGAGTTATAATACCATTGTCAGTGATCTTATCATCATCCGCCTTAAAAATAGGCACAATAGTACCGATTGGCATCGTAGTGTTGCCAAACGTAGATTTATCTGTCAGAAAGTTGGAACGAATATTTCTTGGCATCTTAGGTCTTGATTAGGTAATCTACCATAATAAAAGGAGCGATGAGACTATCTACTTTAGTGTCAGTTTCTGCTTTGATAGCGATAGTTGCTGACATACCATCAGTAGAAATAAATGTCTCTGGTATATTTAACTCATAATTAGTCAATCCTGTGGCGTAAGTAATAGTATGTGTGTGTTGAGTTGGATCTTCTTCATAATCAAATGCTTCTGATGTCTCAACAATATTTGAAAGTTGCGGATAAACAATAGAAGTTGCATTGTCAACTACAGTGTCAAATGGCAATACGTTTGCCAAAGAAGTATTGTGTGGGTATGCAGCAGCTTCTTCTCCATTACCAAACGAAGTGCTATTAACTCTAAGACTAATTCCACCAGCACCTGTAGCGTTGGCACCACTAATATTTTTTCCTTGAACATCTGGGAAGGATAATACATCTCCAGGAGCATATCCTGTTCCTTTGTCAATCCAAGCAATAATTTTATATCTAGTATTCTCAGGTGCTCCATTAAGTCCTGGTTCCGCTTCAAATCGGACAGTAGCACGAGCGCCACTACCAGTACCGCCACCCAAATCAACATCGCCTTGAGCAAAATCACTTAAACTATTCCAAGTGTTTGCACCACCACCATAACCACTGTATGCCCATTGTCCAAGACCTTTTCCATTATATCCTTCTGTTACATCGTATGCTGCACCACCTTCATGAAGTGCAAATGATTGAATTGCCCCTGCACTAGTAGCACCACCAGTAGGAATATTATCATTACCTACACCATCACCACCCTCAACATAGTTTGCGCCAATACTACGACTACTAGATGCACATGACATTTCAAGAGTAATAAACAAAATTGTCTGGAAACAAGGTCCTTCTGGTGTGGTATCTACATCATATGTTTGTCCTGTGGGGATAAGACAGTTATTAATAAATCCACCACAAGATCCCTTACAAATACCATAATACTCAAACGATGCACCAAAACTGGATGAGATATATGCTCCAGTATTCCATGTTTCAGACTGTGCATAGTAAAAACATGCGGGCTGTTCATCAGTTGCATCATACCAATTTTGAACACCAATTGTTGATGCATTAGTAAAATAATTCAGTTCAAATACATCACTACCACCACGTCTAATAGTTCTACATCTATAAGTGGTTGAATAGTGCGCGTGTGGTAAGAATGCCTGTGCAGATACAACTTCTTCATCGGGTGCTCTTGGTCTAGTAAATCCAACGTTACCTGTTAACTGTACAGTTCTAGCAGGAATTCTAAATTGTCCAGTCATGTCAACAACAGCACTGGCACCAACATTAGATGATACATTAACACCAACACCAGATTTCTCAATAGTTTGGTTGTTGGCATTTAATACTTCATTATCATTAAGAACACCTTGGTCAGAAGCAGAAGTAGCTTTGACAAACTTAGATCTTAAATCAGGTACTTGAAATTGATCATTATTTAATGTAACATCAGGTTGTTTAAAAGCACATACACTGCCTGTTCCCAAAATTTCTGCTAGTGCTGGATATGTTGCTTCATTATATACAGATCCATCACACCTCAAATAACCAGATGGCAATAAACTCAAACTCAATCCAGCAATAGGATCATTAACATCCAACTCCCTAGGAAATGCAATAAGAGTTCCCGTAGTTGTTCCAATCTTTGTTCTTTCTTGATTTAAAAAAACTGGCATTTTAGTAAGCTCTGATGATCATGATCACGGTCTGTGATGGAGTATTGTTATCCATAAGAATATTTAACGCATCTGGGATATCAGAAACGTTCACCGTATAAGATTGTACATTGTTTACAGCGATATTTGGTGGAATTCTCAGACCACCAGGATTCATCGTAATATCAAAGCTAAAGTGTGAGTGTGTAGCAAGTGTAGCATCAGTAGAATCTTGTGCTGTATGACTAAGTGTTGTTGGATACGTTGTTCCGACATCACCATTAAGGTAATTCGGTCTTCCAAACACATTAATTGGTACAGGAAAAACTCCAGTATGTTGTTTTAAATGGTGATCATAATTATATGTGTCACTGAATGCGTCAGTGTACGCACCACTAGCAGGAATAGTTCTTGTTAATCCAGCAGCAGGAATTTGATCTTGTGTAAATGTCTTTGTGCTATCACCAAGAATCAATGTGTTCTCATCATAATATGTAATCGCTCCAAATCCATTTCTCCAGGTGTCTGCACTATCAGAACTTGTAACACCAGTTAAGTTTGCTGACTCGTAGTTTGGAGAACCAGAAACCTGAGCAATTGGTGCTTCAAATACCTGAACATACTTACCACTAGGGAATGCCGTTGTATATTGTCCAGAGTGTTTATGACCAGGAGTGTGGTCAATACCAAGTTTTCTACCAATTGTATAATATGTCTTAGACCACGTAGGATCATTCAAGGTAATGTTTTGAATTTTGCCTGCCATGGTATCAACTGGATCTAGAATGAACTTAAGATCAGTATCAGCACTGTAAATTGTTGGTGGTGTAGTTCCAGTTCCATCTTCAGAAATCAAATCACCAATAATAGAATCAGCATCTGGTTGATTAAATTGATATTTAGAATCTGCCAAATAAGATCTCTCAAGGTCAACCATTGACCTACCATTTAAGTTAGGAACTCTGAATTGATCCGCCTCATCATAATCTGGAAAGTTTCCGACAATTGCATCATCTGTAGGACCATATGTATTTCCAATAACAGAAGCTAGTAGCGGAAATTGTTCGGCAGGAAATGACCTACCATCACAAACAATCCACCCAGTAGGAATATTTTCTGGATTGTTTCCGTTGCTAGAATTTCCACCCCAGGGCATGATAGTGCCAACTGGGGCAGACTTCATAGTCTTTAGTCTGTTGTAGAAAGCCATTAGAGTTCAGTTAACCACCAACCTTGATAGACAGCAGGGATAAAGTTATCACCATCCGATTGTCCAACATAAATGAGACCGAAGGAAGCATTTCTGTTTTGAACGACCAATTCACCAGATCCATATGCTGTAGATAAACCACCCAATTTAGTTCCAGAAGTATCTCCTTGGAGTGCAACTGGTTCACCACCAATGATTGGAGCACGAATTACAAGAGAGTTGTTATAAGTCAATTGACCAGCAACTTCAGTAATTCTAACAACATCACCTGTTTCAGGATTAGATGGTAGTGTTAGGATGAGAGCACCAGTAGAAGGTGCTACTGCTACAATATAATTTATATTGACAGAGATGGTGGAATCTATATTGATAAATTTAGTGATGTGTCCACCATTCTTGTTCTTATAACCAACAAGACCAAATGCATCAATAGATTGATCTTGGTTAATAGAGAATGTATTCGCACCATTTACACCCAGATTTCTAACATTAACAATTTTCTGAGTAGAAGTTGGGTTAGTAGAAGAAATACCAGCAACATCAAGCAATCTACCAACGAAAGTATCACCAAATTCTGGTTCAACTCTAAATGTTGGTGTGAAAGATTTGTTAGTAAACTGGATAGCATCAGGATCTTCAACACACTTAGATGGGAAGACTCTTAACTGACCACTAATGTCAGTTGAAGCATTAATATCAAGTGCGCCAGATTCAAAATGATGTTCTTCGTTGTTGATCAGTTTGATGATAGGTACATTGTTATCTGTACCCATGATTTCAAAGTTAGATCCGATGAACTTAACATCATCATAAACATCTAAGCGACCATGATGATAATCTTTCTTAACTAAGACTGTACCACCATCATTAGTAATGGAGCTTGTAACTAAGAAGATTTCATCATCAATTAACAACCAATATTCACGATCTAAGAAGAATGGAATAACGTCGCTATTCGCAATACCAACATCAACTGAAGTAGAACCAGTAGCAGCAATATCAGAAGTTAGAGTTGTAATTTCTCTAAAGAGAATTCTGAATACGGATTCTCCATCTTGGTGTGTTTTAGCAGAACCAGGAACATTAGATAGAGCAGAAACGCGAGTTACGGGTATTGTACCAGAAACACCAGATTGAATGATTGGATTACCACTAACCTGCATAATTTCTTCTTGACCACCAGATCCAAAACCAACGAAGATGAAATCTCCATTTGCAAAGTTGCTAACATCATCAACTGGCAAATTAGTTTCAGTTGTAGTGATAGTGGTAATTGTATTAACAAATGTTGTTGCAATACCGTTATCAACTTTCGGATCCTTAAGCGCAGTGTAAACTGCAGCTCCAGCAGTATGCGTTGCAGCTGCTGTTCCATATTGAGATCTAACTGTCAGAATTGTGCCACTTGGATTACCAATTACAGTGTCACCGCTACATCCATCAATAGTGAAGATGTCACGAACTCTATCAGTAATTTTGAATTTCTCATCTTTAGTTGCATTAAAGGTGATGCCAGTAGCATTGCCAGAACCAGTAAATGGAACGTTTAATGTAACTACGCTGCCA